GGTCTGAAGCGTCCCCGCATTATCAACACTTAGCTTCCATGTGCTCCCGTCTGGGGAACGCAATCCGATGAACGGGAAGACAGCCGCACCATTGACATCCGCCTTACGGTTCAGGGCATCGGCGACGGCCGCCAGCCGCTGCTCGATGCTCCCGGATACCGGCGCGGTGAACGGAGCAGGCGGGTGGCGAAGAGCTGCCATCAGACGCCCCATGCGTGGTATAAGCGGAACGGCATCAGCGTTTCAGCGCCTCCCGCCCTGACGAATCTCAAGTCTAGTTCGGCCCACCGCAAACGGACCGTCTGCCAACGCTTCAAGGCGCATGCGGATGGATCGTCCCGAGAAACGGACATCAACTAGGCCTCCGTGAACGTCAGAGTAGAGCCCAGTGTCAAACTCTCCAACATCATCTCCAGGCTGTTCTCGGACGTAGAAACGCCATCCGATTACAGGAGGGGGTTGAATTGAAGGCTTCTGAGACGGCAATAGCGACGCAGGCTGATCCGCCACGATTTGCTTTATGTGTAGGCGTTTATCCCCTTCGCCCGCCACGATATTCCCACTTTCGGCATATATTACGCCCGTTTCAGCGCGCGGCGCGCGGTTGTTCAGCCACGAGTATTCATGAAGGAACAGCGATCCAGTGTGATCCACCAGATAGCCGCCCAGCACCGGATTATCCATTGTCCCCGACGGATCGGCTGCAGTGCGATTGCGCGTGCCGATCGCCCACGGTTTGGCGGCATCCCCGTAGTTGAAGATCAGATACCGGCTGCACTCGGTGGCGTCGTCACTCGGCCAGTCAAACCAGAACTCACTGAATGCCGGATTAGGCGAGCCGAACACGCGCCCCACCATGTCCCGGTTCAAGAGCGAATAGAACCAGTCGCCGACGTCGCAGGGCACCGGCTGGACGTTGCCACTGTAGCCCCAGAACGTCTGCGCCCCGGGCCAGACCACCACGCTGCCGATCGCCACCACCGCGCGCAGCGACAAAGGCCCGCAGCCAAACCCTATCTGCGTGATACCGTAGGCATAAGGCGCACCGACATAGGTCATTTTGTGGACGTCGTTCGCCGTGAAAATCAAAATGCCATCGCTCACCTTCGTTGCCGTCATGGCGTAGCTCTGCGTCACCAGCAGCTTGCTGCCCGCCAGGTTGGTATCTAACGGCCCCCAGACATCCGGATTTTCCTGGTCGCTCCAGGCGATGTTGCGCGGATCGCCGCCAGCCCCGAGCAGCACGACATGCCGCTGATCAGTGACGATGACGCCGCGGTTGTTGGTAGGTGCGGTGGCGACTAGGACGGGTAGTCGCGCCGGGTCAGTTGGCGCGAGCAACGCCTGTGCTGGCGACCACCGGAACAGATGCCCGTCCTGCGTCGGCACCACCAACAGATCCTCGCCGAACGTCGCGAGGCTCCACATATCGCCCATGATGGCGGCGATGTCGGACGGGCCAATGTCGGCACCGTCCCGGCTGGTGCCGTAGGTGTCCTCGCCATAATCGCCGCTACCGTAGCCGACAGGCGCCCCCGGTTTGCCAAGACGCCCGACGCCCGCAGGCGTGATGTCCTGCAGCACGTGCGTGTCAAAACAGTACACATACAGTTTCGCATCGGTGCCGAACGCGGCCCAGCGCACAGGCGGGGCTGGCGGCAGTCCGTTGTCGTGCCAAGTCAGGACGTCGCGCGGCCAGTCCGGCACCAGCGCCGGCGGCGTGCCGTCGTCGAGCTGAAACGGCACGGACAGGTCGTGCCCATCCACACCCTGCAGCGCGACGTTGCCGCCGATCGGCTGGATCTGCCCGCCGCGGAAGCGGACATGATCGCTGTCCCACCACCGGCCAGGCGTCGCCTCAGGCGTGGCGTTCCGAACCACGCCCACGGGAGGAGCCTGGGTTACGCGCGGCATGTCTCAGTGGCTCCCACGCAGCGGTGCGGACAGCTCGCGTCGCGGCCGTGCAGACGCCATCAGCGCCGTGGTTGTGGCCTGATTGCCCGCATAGATGATCTTGGTGAACACGATCACCGGCGACAGCACCGGGAGCGCGGTCCCGCCACCGCCGAGGGCTACGGTGTGCGTGTGGTTCCCGTCGCTGGCGACCGTATGAACATGCTGATCCTGCCCGCTGGTGGCGACGGTCGTCATGCCGGCATTCGTTGACCAGATACCGCCCAGGTCGCCGGGCGTCACCGCCGCCACTGGCGAAGCATTGGGCACTGCGACCGTGTGGCTGTGCGCGCCTGCGCCGCCCGTGAGGCCCCCATGGGTGTGCGCCCCAGTCGTGGAAACCGTCAGATTGTAGCTGGGCAGGTGCGTCTGCTGGATGGTCTGCAGCACCGCTCCGGTGGTCTGGCCGAGCGAGAACACGACGTGGTTGCCGTTGCTGTCGGTGACGGTGCCAGCCGCTACCGATGCCCGCCCGGGCGTGTTGGGCAACCGGAACGTGGTGGTGCCATCCCCCGCCCCCCAAGCGGTGCCAATGGCGGCCCATAAATCAGAATACGTCGTGCGGGAAACGTTGCGCCCGTCGCAGACGAGCCAGCCCGCCGGCGCGGTGGCGCCCGCGAAATCGATCACCGCCCCGATCGGCATGGCTTGTGACACAAAGCCGTCGAGCGCGGCGAAGTTGTCGTTGAGTTTTGACCCCCAACTGTCCCTCGATGCCCCTATCTCGGGTAGCACCAAGGCCAGTAACGGTGTATACGTGTCAGGCATTTTTCTCTCCGGAAAACCAATGCCATATAAAAACACTGAAGCCCGGCGCGCACGTTACAAAGCCAACCGCCCCAAGATTGCGGCACAACAGAAGGCGTGGCGTGAAGCCAACAAGGATAAGGTTCACTCGTGGGCCGATGCGTATAAAGAACGCCGCAAACAGATCGATGCAAAACCTGAACATCAAGCAAGACGTCGTGAATACGCACGGCAATATCATCGTGACAATCCGGATCAATGGATAGAGAGCAACAAAAAGATAAAACCCAAGCGCGCCGTCACGGAACCCACCTATCTTCGTAATCGCGAGCTTTTGGCCGGCCGACCTAAGCCAACCCGATGCGATATCTGCTCCGGTGCGACAAGGCGGATTGTGTTCGATCATTGCCATCAGAAAGGGCACTTCCGCGGCTGGTTATGCGAGAAATGCAACATTACACTAGGCATGGTAAACGACGACGTGCAGCACCTTCGCAAGCTGATCGCATACCTAGAGCGCAACCGCACCAGCACCGCGCCACAGCTGGCGTTAGCTGGCATCTGACTACTTCACGCCGGCTGGCGGGTGGTTGGCATCGTTGGTGACGCCGGAGGGCGTGTCGGACGTGTCGTCCGTAACGGCCACGAACCACGTTGCACCTGGATCCCGCGGGAGCTTCACCCAGAAGCCGGCAATTCCCAGGGTCCGGTTGAACCCCATCCGCAGCACCCAGTCTTTATAGTTGCCGTATGACGTGCCGGCGTGCGGCCGGACAGTCTGCGGCGGCACTGGCGGCTGCCAGCCCCAGACGATGGCTCCGTTGGCAGCTCGCCACTGCGGATTACCGGTTGGCGTGGGCGTCATCTGTCCTGCTGTCGATGCCATCAGGTTTTCTCCTTGGCGATCATCCGTTGGTGTCCGGGGTTACGTCCACGCCGCTGCGCAGTTCGCCATTGCCACGCGGCCTGCTGGGCATAGCCGCATCAGCCTGCATGCACTGGCGCTGTATCTCGGCGATGAGCGGCGCGGTGACGCGATAAGGGCCGTCCGCCAGCGCATTGAGCACGGCGTCCCATTGCTGGGCCTCAAGCGCGACAGTAAGCCGGGATGTGCGGTCGATCATATCGTCCTCATGCAGTAGTGCTATCCACGACGAGCCCATACGCCGCCAGTGCAGTCATCAGCGAAGCCAATGCAGCGTTTGATCCCTTTGCGCCCGATACTGTCGGCTTGGCAATTGGTGTCGTATTGTTGAAACCAACAGGCGATCGCAGACGAATGCCTCCGGTGCCCTGACAAATGATGTCCAACTGGACGTTGGTATCCACTCCAATTGTAGCGATAGAGGGCACGCCTGCGGCTGCTGTTGGCGTAAATCGAATAACGTTGTTGGTTCCTGTTGCATTTCCCGCTTGCAGTATATTGGCGCCTGCCGAGGCAACCGTGCCTGCGAACGTTGCCGCCCCCGCCGAAATCGACGCTGTTCCTGCACCAAACGCAAAGCCACCAGTTCCTGATTGCTGTATATTGATCGCATTCGTGGATGCCACTCCTCCAGTGACGGTCATAAAATTACCAGCCGATGCAGCGAGTACAACCGGCCCTCCGAGTGACGTATTGTTGGTTACGGTCAGCGCCGTTCCCGCTGCACTGAATGTAGTCGCTCCGGTTACCGTACCGCCGCTCAACGGCATGAATGCACCAGCCCCGCCGGGAAACCACTTGTTCTGCGCAGCCGAATAAATCCACCGCTGGCGCGATCCGGCAGGTGCCGCTGTACTCCAGTTGCCAACGGCGGAACCGTCTGTCGTGCCGAAGGTGATCGCAGTCACGCCGACATTGAACCAGATTTCCGTGACCTGACAGTCTGCGGGATAGGCAGGCATGTTGATCGTAAACGTCGGAATTGGGTTCAGCCCGCTGTCAACGATGATGCCATTCCAGTAGGGCAGGATCGTGGAGGTGCCTCCGTTTGGGCGCGCGCCCTGGTAGACTATGCCTTGCGCAAGCGTCGGTGTTGTCGTGAACGGTGCGTTGCCTTGAATGAATGGTGCCGTTGGTGTGGTTGCCAAATCCTCAATCACTGGATTGTGGATTGCTAAAGCATTGATCGTTCCCGTGCCGTATTTGAAAGGAACCTTGTTGGGATACCCTCCAAAGGCGAACGGCGAAACAACCGTTCCGTACATCGCCCCCGCGCCAGTGTTCTCAAACAGGAAATGCGCGACGTTGGTTGCCAGCGTCGTCAAGTTGCCAGAGCTGGTGCAGCCGGTCGCATAGAAATGCGACGCCCCATCGAAGTGAAACCCAATCGCTGCCGCCTGCGCATGACAATGATATAACTCGGTCTGCGAGCCACCCCTTATTGTCCAATTCTCCGTGGTGGCGTTGGCATCCGTCGGCACCTCTGCTCCGCACGCGTGAAACTTTGGACTAGAGTTCTCGACATGCCAACCAGTCTGCCAACCGAAATTGAAACATCCCTTGAAGATGGGGCCTCCGCAATCGTGCACGAACACCGCATCTCCGGGACGCACATTTGGCGTTGGGTTGCCATACAAGGGCAGCCATTCACAGTCGTTTATGACCGCGTAATCACCACCGTCCATGCATTCGATGTTGGTGATACAGTCGCCAAATCCGCGCGTGATTGAGAATTGCCCTGGGTGGGTCTGGATACCGGTACGGAAACCAATGATCTGCACATCGTCGAGGACGATGCCACTGCAACCGCGCGATACCATCACCCCCAGACTATTTCCAAAGCGCAGAAATGCACCGCTC